CAGCTTCTGTTCATGCACTGCAAGCTCTTTCTTCATCTCTGAACGCTCGCTTTTCATTTCATTGATAGTATCAAGGATGGTATCCAGTTTCATGTTGATGCGTGTGTTTTCTTTCACACGTTCCTCAATATCCTTTGTGTCTGTTCTTTTGCTGTTTTTCAGACCAATGTAGACGGAAAAACCGAGTGATAACACGCTTATAATGATTGCTGTAGATAACTCTATAGTCACATCATATACCGCCTTCCTTGTTTGTTGGCACACCGCCCACCACCCTTAAAGTGTGCCGCCTGCAACCTTATTACTGGAATCAGTAACATGGTCACGCACAATCTTCTTTTAATTACAATACATTTGCAAATGGAAATACGCCAACAAACAGATCCTCACGGTCTCTCCATTTTCTCGACACTCCATTCTCTGAATAGCTTGCCATGAAGTTTTCACCGGCTTGCGATCTGTCATACACGACAAGATTAACCACAACGGACTGAAATTTTTTCATATCCGCAGCAATCTTCTCTTCCGTGTAGCTTTTCGGGTATATTCTCTTTGCTCTGATGTCGGCTTCTGCTTGACTGATAAGTTGTTCCAAAATAGGATTTTCTTCCAAATGGTCAAACACGACCTTGGAGCTTTCAGAATCACTTTTAGAATCAATATGAAATTGTTTCAGACGGATTTTTACTTGCTCCAAAGTCGTATATTCTGCCATGTGTTACCTCTTATTCATCCTTTGCAGTTACCGTAGTAATACCTGCTTTTACTGCTCTGTAATTAGGATCACACTCGATAATCATAATTTCCTTGCCGGTTATTGCTTCAATTTCAGAAATGCCGTCCCAAGTAGCATACGTCTTTACATTTCCAAGATAAGAAGGTAATTTACAATCATCTGCTACCTTGTATTTGTAAGAATTGTCACCGCTTTTTGCAGGGGAAACGCTTACTTTCGTGTATCCATTAGTTGTTTGGCTTGCAGTGCTGTTCACTACCAATGTATCCAAACCGCTTTCTCCTTCGGTTAAAGTACCGATTACGATTCCATAAGGGTTAGGAATTACAGGGATAAACACGCCACTAGCCTTAGTCCACTCAGCAACCGGATCAGGAGTTGCCCACTGGGAAATAGTAATGAATTGCTTTTGGGACAGGCTTGTAAATGCACTTGCCTTTTCTTCTTCCGGAGTTACGCCCCAAAGTCCAGTACCAATCTTTCCGTTTCCAGTAGATACATAAAGAGTAAATACATTATCCGGTAAAAATCTCTTGGGAGTTCTCGTTGTATTTTCCTTGTTGGCAATTCCGTACATATCATCATCAATTACCATATTCAGACCATACAGGCTAAGTAACAGATTTGCCACTTCTGCCGGAGTAATTGCCATTCCAACGAAATTAACTCCCTTAATAGCTTTCATGATTCCTTCATTCTTAAGCATATAAGAGCGCATTTTGGTAGAAGTCAGTACAGTATTGACAACATATCCTTTGTCAAGAGCCATCTGAACCATGTCTGCAATATCTCCAAGGATATCATGGGTAGGATCTTCCCAGCCTTTCAGTGCCTTGAACTTATTTACTTTGAAGTCAATAGCAAAATTGAGACCATTTTCGTTAATGGTCATCTTACCAGTAGACATAACTTCCATTTTTGCGATTTCAGTTCTTGTCTTAACAGAATCAGACAGCCGACCCATATCGTCATATACATAGTCAATCAGGTTGCTTTCTCTTACACCATGATTCAGCAACTGTCGTAATCTTTCAGACTGGTTGATTTTTTCCTTGATCAGCAGCTTTTCTACGCTTACTTTTTCGAATCCAGGTCTTACACCAATAGCAGCTTCGGTATCAAATGCGTGTACCATTGCTGCGGTAGGAAGATCCATTCCTTCGGAAAGTCTTTCATACTCTGCTTCAAGGTTCTCGGTCTTGATATCAGGGAAAAGACGGTCACCTACATAATTTCTTGCGATAGAATAGTTTTGGGAAAAATCCAATCTATCCTTGTCTGTAATCATTGTTAATACACTAGGCATACTGTTCTTACCTCCGTAATTTAATCAAAGTAAATGCCGCTTGCTTTAAGTGCGGTTTCGGCATTGGTATCTACTGCAACAGGCAAATTTGCCTTAATAACACGGCCTGCAATAATTACAGAAATAGGCTTCTTTTCGTCATCTGTAATATCAACATCCTCAAACACAATTCCCTTCGCAGAAGCGTTATTTGTTGGAACCACAGTTCCTGCCTTGATGATCTTCTTATCATCTACCTGTGTTGCCATTGCTTGTGTTCCCTCAAAAGTTTTTAACACAAGTCCGACTTCACTTGCTAAAATGTTTACACCAGAAGTGTAAGTAGTGGTTTTCATGTAAGCCATAACGTTTATACCTCCTTGCTTACTGTTCGATTACATAGCGCTGATTATATTTCTTTGCCATTTCAGCACCTTTACTTTCAGTTCCATTACCACCGCCAGAACTACCACCGCCCGGATTTGTGGTTCCGTTTGCGATTTCCTGCTCTTTAGCCTGTGCCGCAGCAGTCTCTTTATCAGAGATAATTTTTCCGAGTACTTCGTAGTCAAAACTGCCGTCATCCTTGATAACCTGTGATGCCTGTTCAGCAGAAATGTTAAACTTGGATGCCGCATTGCTTCTCTGTTCCGCAATAGCCTGTGTCTTTTCAAGTTCTGCGATTTTTGCATTTGCAGAATCAAGGTCTTTTTGCAGTCTTTCCGAATCGGATAAATCCTTATCTTTCATGGCTGTGTATTCCTTTTCCAACTCACGCAGTCTTGTCAACTCTTCACTGTTTTTGTTTGCTTTTGCGTTTGCTGCCTGAACATCCTTGCTATTCTCAGCAATGATTTTTTCAATCTGTTCATCAGTCAAACCCATAGCTGTCAGTTCTTCTCTCTTCATAAATTACCTCCGTTATGTCCTACGAATTTTTATACGGTGCAACGACACCGGTTGACATTGCCGGTTTATACGCTCACGGCATTGCGAATTTTTATAAAATAAAAACAGCCACCTATTTCTAGGCAACTGTCTTATTTTGCATTTGTTTTACAATTTCCTGTGCTTTTGCCATCTGCTCTTCCATGTTGATAATGTCAGCAGTTTTCCACAGAGCATCAAGGTAAGGCTTGGAAAGGTTGAAAGTCTTTTCGCAATCTCCCCAAAGTCCAACCGTTTTGATTGCAATAAGCGGATGAATACCACACTGCAGAAGTTGCAGTAATGTCTGCGACTTGGTATACATATTATCTTGTGGACTGTGGTTAATCTGCACATCAAAATCTCTAAGAGTGATTTTCAGATCTTCTTTCTTAATGCGAATAACATTCAGCGCAACCTTGGCCAGTCTCTTCTCTGCTGTCTTAACAACCGGATCCTTAAGCCTTGCTCTTGATTTTGAAAAATCCCATCCGTTTCTCAGCTCAACCGCACCCTGCGTATCACCGCCAGTGTTTCCTTGCTTGTTCGGTATTCCCAAAATTGAAAGTGCGCTGTCTGTTAAATCGTCCTTGGAGACCTGTGTCTGCGTTTGGTCAAGTTCCTGTGACATGACATCCACATCAGACTTATTGTCTTTATTGATGGACTTTACAACCAATGCATGGTTCATCTTCATTTTTTTGAACTCTTCTTCGTCAATCTCACAGTTTACAAATTTGTACCACGCCTGGATAAATTGCTCTATGCCGTCCATTCTGTTTGACTGCGTATTATTGATTGCATCCAACAGATCTATAACAAGTTCAATATCAGACAACCGCTCATGGTTGTTCGGAAATTCTACAATCGGAATACCACCAAATCCATGAAGTTTCCATGTATCAGGAACAACCGCACTGTTTTTTATCTTACATTCATAGGATTCTGTGTAGCAAAGTTTGTACCACTCTCCATTTTCATCTTTTAATTCCTGTACCGCCAAAATCGGTTCTTCGGAACTGCGGTTGTAAATAACAAACGTGTTCAGAGGATTAGGTGCAACCACACGGATAGGCACATCTCCATTCACAATTTGAATAGCTTTAAATGATGTTCCGGTTGCCGACTGCCACTCACCAGCTTTTATGTCTTTCTCATGCTTATTTGCATCTGCTAAGTAATCATTCAGTTCATCTACTGCTTTATTTACAGCTTCATCATCTTTTCTGCTGACAAACTGAATAGGCTCTCCGTAAGTCTGACCAACCTTGAACTGTACCCACTCATAAGCATGATTCTCAACGATTTTGTTCGTTATATCCTCATTTGACAACTTTATTCTGTATAGTACCGGTTGATCTCCTTTGTAGTACTCCCACAAATACTTGATAACTGACTTATTGTAATTAAAAACACCGATGCAATCACCAATAACCTTTACAATGTTGTCTGCGGTTATCTGCTCTACATCCGTATATGCAATTTTTCTACCGTGACAACCCTTTACAAGGTCTTGAAATTTCATAGTGTTCATATTTTCACCTACATAAATGTAATTCCGCTGCTCTGGTCTCTTTTGGGAAGTTTCTTAATCTCACGTTCTCCGGTCTCCGTATGGTAAACAACCATTTTATTGCAATTCCGGCACTTATATGTCTTGTCGATATGCGATTTTGAACTACATTCACCGACTAACCGTCCGCATCCCGGACAGTACACTCTAATTTTTTGGTTAAAAATCATAAATACCTCTTTTCTGCGCACAAAAATACCGCCCACATAACGTAGACGGTATTCCCGGCTGTTTGCCTTTTAGGAGGATTAGAAAGCATCTTAAATATTTTCGTCAGTTTAACATTACCATTTTTTATATATGACATTCAATGACATCATTCATTCAAATATCCTTCTCCGTATTTCTTTTCAAACTGTTTCAATGCAGTTCCGTGAAGTCTTACAACCTGTCTCCATGAATATTTCATTTCTGTTGCAATCACTTCAAAAGTTTTCTTTTCAATGTACCTTGCAAACAGAATATTGTATGTGTTTTCATCTTCCATGCTGTCTATCTGCTGTATGATTTTCTCTTTTTTATCGACAAGTTCGTCCACCATTCCATCTATTTTCCGTTCCATTTCATCAATTTTGGCATATTTTGTTCCTATTTTGTCAAAATTCGGTGTAGTCTGTACCCTTTCACCGCTTTGCGTAGCAGATATGCTTACCGCCATATCTTTGAGTTGTGCGATTTCCGTGAGTTTATTATTTATCATCCGATTAAGGCGGCTTATCTGCCCTAAATATTCTTTGGTTGTCATATCAATACCTCCGTCCGAAAGAGAATGGGTTTTGAATTGCTTCTGCTCTTGCCATTCTTTTATTTCCGTAAATCATGTCACATAGTTGTGCCGTAGAATCTATCCCGTCATCATGCTTCATTTTCCCTTCAAAAGTAGCAGACAAAATATTTTGAAAATACTTTCTGTACTCTTTTGTTTGATATTTCATGTCCACAAAATGAAGTTTTCGTATGTCTGGAGCATGATTTTTGATTCTATCCATTTTTGCAGTCTGATTGTCTGCCGGATCATGACTTGTGTTAATAGGATATCCGTCTTTTTCCCATATCTTTTCACAATCTGTACGGTATGCTGATGTTGTCTTTGTTTCCTCAAAATGGACTTCTGCTGTCTTATTATTAAATTTATCTAAATGTCTTTCCATTCGTGAAGTAACTTCCGGTATGGTAATTTCCTTATCACCGTCATTGTAGACAACATCAGTGATATAATGTTCTCCGTCAATCTCATAGCAGATAGGCATTGATACAAAATCACCGCCACCATAAGCAGGGTCATTAGCTGCAAATATCCTATCAGGTCTTATTCCTTCAAGTTCTGCCGGATTAAAGAAATTCATCATATCGACATTGAACATCTGACCTTTTCTTTCAATAGGCTCCTGTTGATACTGTGCAAACCATGATGCCATATCGTCATTGTTCTCAAAAGATGCCATACGTCTTTTGTA